AGTATGCAGCAGATACAGGCTCTAACCTTTCGGGTACTTACAGAGCAATGGGCTATGCTTACAACAATACGAGTGGGCATTACGCTATGACATTAATGGTTAGGATTTCCTAATGAGCATTACAATTTCAGAAGTTAGAAATGCACAGTCACTTCAAGCGGATAACACCCGTATGGACGTAGATATTAATCATCCAGACCACGGATGGATACCCTACACTCTAGACCCTGCTGATACAGATACAACAATCGACAACGCAGAAGTCATGGCTCTTATAGGTAATAACTTTGCAGCCTACGTCCCGCCTACTCAAGCGGAGTTAGATGCGGAAACAGCGGTACAGGTACGCAATGAACGTGACAATCTTTTAGCTACAGTCGTTGACCCTCTTGTGTCCAACCCTCTCCGCTGGGCTGACCTGACGTCTGACAAACAAACAGAATGGTCTCAGTACAGGACTGACCTATTGGGCGTTCCGCAGCAATCAGGGTTTCCCCACATTATTACATGGCCGGTCGAGCCAACGGAATCGTAGGTGCCGCCATGCCAAATCTTCCTATACGTGGCCTCGGTGTCACCGGCGTAGTCACTGACGTCGAGCCCTTCAACCTCCCCATAAACTCATTCGACAGGGCCCTCAACGTCCGCTTTGCCGACGGAGCAATCTCCCGTTCCCCCGTATTCCGCAGCCTGTTGTCGAGCGTATCCTTTGTACCCGTGCTGGCCCACGGCATCTTCAAGTCGATAGGCTACGACAGTGTCCTCCTTATCTCAGATCAGTTCAAGCTGTATGAGTATTCCAACGGCAATCTGTCAGATCGCTCTGGTGCCATAGGTAACTTGAGTGCCGCTGCCGAGGCTTCCGTTACATGCACTGTGTTGTCGGATGTAACCTACGTGAACCGCGAGGACCGCGTACCCGTGTTTCGCAGCCCGAACGGCACTGACTTTGCCGACCTCACCTTCTGGCCCAACAGCTACCGAGCCAAGGCACTGCGTACTTACGGCGATTTCTTGGTCGCTCTGAACACCACCGAGAGTGGCACCAGCTTTCCCAACCGCGTCCGCTTTAGTGACCTTGCTCTGCCTAACTCGATCCCGACTTCTTGGGATGAGAGCGACCCAACACGTAGCGCAGGCACCAACGACATAATCCAAATGGAGACGCCAATCGTTGATGGCCTGTCGCTGGGAACCAACTTCATCATCTACAGTAACGACCAAGTCTGGCTTATGGAGTTTGTCGGTGGCGCGTTCATCCATAACTTCCGCAAAATCTTCTCAAGCTGCGGCATCATCAGCCAGAACTGCGTAGTCGAAGTTCAAGGCAAGCACTACGTTTTCGATACCGATGACATCTGGAGCCACGACGGCACTACCCGCGAGAGTTTGGTCGATGATCGCATCAGGGCCTACATCTTCGATGCCCTAGACAACTCAGCCACGCACCACTGCTTCACGTATCATAATCACCCGCTGTCCGAGATTTACTTTTGCTATCCAAGCTCCGACGATATGACTACGGATCGCCCAGCCTTTGCTCCTGTCGGTGCCAACAGGGCCGCTGTGTACAACTACCGCTACAATACGTGGTCGTTCATGGATCTCCCCCACGTAGTCTCGGCCACCACAGCTAACATAAACAGCGTTAGAACTTATGATACAACTTCCCTAATCTACGACACTGCCGGTGGTACTTACGCATCTCAGGACGCTGGCTTTGATCGCCACGTAATCATGTCCTCCATTGCGAACAACACCGAGGCCGTCAACGCTACAGGCAGGGCCATCACAGTGCCCAAGTTGTATGGCGTTGATCTCAGCGACAATGGCTCCCTGTCTCAGCCCCTCGATCCCGTTGCCACTGGGCAGCCGTTTGTCGAGCGTACTGGGATTGATTTGGATGAGGTCGAGATACCTCTCAGCGGCTACAAAGTCATAACCAAGATCACGCCACAGGTCGTCACGGCCAACACGGACAAGACCTTTGACTTTACCTTCGGCTCTGCTCCACTTGCCCCTGACGTCCCAAACTATGGGCCCCTTCAGACGCTCGATACTAGCGTAGATTACAAGCTCGATACGAGGCAGGGCGGTAGGTACTTGAGCTACAAGATGACCGTCGGCGACGGTGACAACAAGGACTTTGCCCTAAGCGGCTTTGATCTTGATGTTGTTGTCACTGGCCGTCGCTAGAAACATACATACATACATACATACTAAAGGACTAAACAAATGTCAGCTATGTCAGACTACCTTGAGAATGAAATCTTGGATTTGATACTTGGAACCGGAGACTTCTCCCTGCCATCAGCCCGCCAGACCGGCGGCGTATATCTTGGCCTGTCTCTCGCCAGCATGGGCGACGACGCCAGTGGCACAGAGCTTTCAGGCAATGGATACACCCGCGTTTTGGTGGCCTTCGACGCTGCCAGCGGTGGCACAACAGACAACACGGCAGTCGTAGATTTCCCCACTTGCACAGGATCTAACTGGGGCGCAGTTGCCTATTGGTCTCTTTGGGATGCAGCCACAGGTGGTAATATGCTCCTCCACGGTGCCTTTACAAGTGCAAAGACCATTGAGGTTAACGATGTACTCAGGGTTGCAGCAGGCGACCTCGACATTACTGCCAGTTGAGTTAATTACTTGAGCGCCATGAGCGATTTGTTGGAGCTGCAGTTCCTCGATCACATGCTCGGCGTGTCCTCGTACACAGCTCCCACCTCAGTATATCTTGGCCTGTCTACCGTAACTGGTGGCTTTGGCGAGGCAGGCACAGGGGCTGAGTCCTCTTTGGCTCGTCAGGCAATCACGTTCAGCGCATCAGGCAACTCGTCGATTGTTAACTCAGCCACCGTCGAGTTCCCTCGCCTCACAGGGTCGGCAGAAACTGTGTATGGCTGGGGCGTCTTTGATGCTGAGACTGGAGGTAACCTCCTTTACTACGGCAGCTTCCCCTCCTCTCCGATCAGCTTGAGCACCGGCGATGCCTTTGCCGTCCCTCAAAGCAGTGTTAACATAAGTGCCTCGGGCGTCCTACAGCCCTACGCCTTCAAAGCTTGGCAAAATCACTGCCTTCGGAACACAGCTTGGACAATGCCTACATCGTTGTACCTTGCGCTCGACAGATCAAGCATCACCGTTGGCCCTGCCTCGGCCTCGTTTTCGGTTCTGGGTGGCGGTACTTTCGATGAGCCCAGATGGCACGATTGGAGCACCGGCACAGTCACGCAGAACAACACTGGCACCGCTGATCAGCAGAATGCAAAGCGTCGCGCAGGCGTCATCAATGGATCAGGAGAGACCTTTGGTGGCTACCAGCGTTGTCGTCTCGTCTATGACGCCGCCAGCAACGGATCTGCCAGCTTGGAATACTCAGTGACACGCGACGATGGTCTTTGGTACAACGACCAAGCTCGGGACAGTAACTGGGATAGCACCAACAACCGGCGGCAAAACTGGGGCAAAACAGAGTTACGCAAGTGGACTGACCGCGTCGAGTTCCCCATTGCGGGCAACAGCTACCCCACGGTCGGCGCTGCATCCACGCCACCTTATGGCAGCGGAGTCAGTTACGGCGCTTTGCACTCTTGGGCTACAACGTCTGGCGGCACCGTGTCCACCGGCACTTACACCCCGACATCTGGCAAGCACTACGGCACTATCACCGGCTGGGGCATCTTCGACGCGGAGACCCCACAGACCGGCAATCTGCTGATGCGTGGCACCTTCGCCAGTAACATCGCCGCCACCGACGCGAAAGACGTCGTCCGCATCCCCGCCTCGTCCTTTACAGCGACAGCGGCATAGGAATAAAAACATGGTAAAGCTACTAGATCGCGTTAAGCAATCCGTCGCAGGCACAGCGTCAAGCACGACTTTGGGCGCGGCGGCTGAAGGCTTTCGGACATTCAACACCGCCGGTGCGGCAACGAATGACGTGTGTCGTTATGCTATCGAGGACGACAGTGGCGCTTTCGAGATCGGCACTATCGTCATCAACTCTGCGACAACTGGCACCCGCACTGTCGAGTTATCTAGCAACTCAAACAACGCTCTGACTTTGACCGGCAATGCCGTTATCTTCGCAACGCTGTCAGCGGCAGACCTAGAGAACAACCTCGCACCGCGATGGACAACGACCCCCGCAAGTACGCTTGTCCTTGCAAACGATGGCTCAACTGCTGTGACTTTGACGGGCGTTGCAGTAGACGAGAATTTCCCCGTGCGGTACTCATGGGATGGCTACAATGGCTCTACGATTTATGACGCTGATAGCCTGCCACCCCAGCTTGCCTCGGCCCCGACGATCAATCAATCAACTGGTGTCACGTCGCTCGTCGGTTCATCGTCGGGATCAAATATCGGAACTTATTACCACCGCACACGGGCAACCGATGGGATCAATACGTTATGGTCTACCACTGCGATTACCTTGGCGCCAACTACTCGTATAATAAATAGTATATCTCCCGCTCTACCCACAGGTCAGACAAGTTGGGACTTTGACACCGATGGGTCTGAGATTAATCTAGATGCAGGTGCTACTTATACATTTACCGCAGCCGGACAGTTTGCTGTAGACTTCGAAGTATTTGGGGCTGGCGGCGGTTCCACCAACAATGCTTATGGCAGTTACAAAGGTGGCGGCGGTGGCCGGACCACGGGCAGAACTACACTTGAATATGACCAGACTTATACAATTGTTGTGGGGGGCAGAGGTCTAGAGGGCAGCACGACACCGTCTGGGGGGTCTCAAGCGTCTGGTGGTGACGGAGGCGGATCAAACTCATGGTCAAACGCTGGTGGTGGTGATCTGTCAGGACTCTTTAAGGGTTCTGGGGATATAGCCACGTTTGCAACTCAAGGTCATAACAGTTCTAGTCATACACCGATTGCTATTGCCGGTGGAGGTGGCGGTTCGGGTGCAGCGCATAATGGCGGTATCGGCGGAGGTACATCTGGAGGTGTGGTGAGTCCACAATCGGGTACTATTCCCGCTGGCGGTAGTCAGACTGCTGGGGGTACTGGTGGAGTCGGTGCCACTCAGAGTGGCTCTGATGGCAGCTATCTTGTTGGCGGACAAGGTGGGCTTGCTGGTGGCACATATACGGGTTCTGGAGGTGGCGGTGGCTACTTCGGTGGTGGAGGCGGCGGTTATGAAAGCGGCGCATACATCCAAGGAGCAGCAGGCGGGGCTGGGTATTTTAATACCTCTCTAGTAACCAGCGGAGTTTTGACCGATGGCGACTCTTCTTCGGTGGCTCTTAACTATTTAGATGGTAGTTCACAGACTTCAGGTAAAGGCGCTCAAAACGGCAGCAACAACGGCACAGATGGCCGTGTTAAACTGACGAAGGTGACATAACTTGCCCAATCAGTCTCACCCAAGAAAAAACGGATGACGAATTATGACTAAATTTGCAAACCGCGCCAAAATGTCAATATCCAGCACCGGCACGGGCAATGTCACGCTAAACGCTGCGGTTGCAGGGTACAGAACTTTTGCAGCCGCAGGTATAGTGGATTCGGACCAAATCAGGTATATTATCGAAGATGCCAACGGTGCATGGGAAATCGGAATTGGATTAATGTCATCGTCGGCAACTGTGATGGCTAGGACCGTCGAGGAAAGCAGCAATTCGAACAATGCGCTGGACCTAACATCTGCAGCAAAAGTGCTGATTGGTATTACCGCCCAAGACTTAGAGAACAACCCCGCGCCACGCTGGACAACGACCCCCGCAACATCGCTTGACCTTGCAAACGATGGGTCAACAGCCGTTACCCTGACAGGCGTTGCCGTAGACGAGAATTTCCCTGTGCGGTATAGCTGGGATGGCTACAGTGGCTCCTCCACGATCTACGATGCAGACAGTCTGCCACCACAGCTTGCCTCGGCCCCAGTCATCAACCAAAGCACAGGCGTTACATCACTGGTTGGATCATCGACAAGCAGCAACGCGGGAACTTACTATCACAGATCCCGCGCAACGGATGGGATCAACACGACCACTCAAACGACAGAGGTCAAATTGCAGTTTATCCCAACGAGCGGGATGACGGGGTGGTATGATGCTGCGACTAGCACAATTGGGACGTCAGGCGGTCAACCCACCATCAGTGACGTGTCTGGCAATAATAACAACGTGGGCCTTGGCGTCAATTCGCCCGTTTACAGCGCAACGGGCTTTGCATCCAAGCCTTCGTTTTACGCTGGTTCAGGAACAAATGCTCACATTATCTTTGAGGATGCAGACTACTCTGGCGGATCTGGAGTTGGGTCGATGTATCTAATTATGACAAACGAAGACACCAATGACCACCAAGCTATGATGAAAAACAATAGTCTGCTTTGGGCATTGCGAAATAACGGGTCATCGTCACTCAGCGCAATGACCTACTCAAACTCACATACAACCAATGCAGTGCTGCGGGTCAATAAAACTGACGTTCCAAACCCAACCGCTGCAGGCTCCAACCCAGCATATGATACTTTAATCGACAGCTACACTGATCGGCTGCATTCCATTGGAATTACAAATGTCGATTTTGGCGCTAGTGGTGCGCTTGTGTTTGGTGGATATGCTTCTGTTTACCATTCTGTCGGCCATTTCAGAGCAATCTTGTTTTACAATCGTAACCTATCCAACGCTGAAATGGATCAACTGCACGACTACTATAAGGGCATCTACGGCTCGGATATGGCCTAACAGATGCTAGGATTTAGCCCCCTCACCGCTGGACCGCTCGCAGCCCTACCGGCGGCAACGGCAGCTAGTGGCACAGAGAGCGGATACGAGACAGCGCCTCTGGGCGGGGTTGTTCTCGGCACGGACGGATCGACGTTTGTTGAGGGTACTGCGGCGTCAGGGGCAATCACAGCCTCCGCTTCGAGTTCATTTGCCGTCACAGCCACAGCGGCCCAGCCAACAGTCATCCAAAGCTCTGTGGGATCAGGGTCTCTCGCAGTAACAGGCACAGGTGTAGCCAGCGGGATTTTCCACGCCAGCACTGACGCTCCCTCGACCACCGCAGCCATCACAGGTACAGTCGCTGCTGGCCGCATAGCCGCCTCTAACACGGCCTCTGGCACCTTCGCAGTCACAGGTACGGCAGTTGCCACCTCGATTGAGGTTGTACTCCTCGCAAACGTCGATATCACCGCCACAGGAGCCGCTGAAGCAATACGAGTGCGCGGCCTCGACAGCACCACCGGCAACGATATTGCGATTACCGACGATGTACGTGCCAGCGCCGTCTTTGGAGCTGTAGGCTCAGGCGACGTTGCTTCTACAGGAACGAGTGTCGCTAGCCGCGTCCTAGGCGTGGTCGGCTCGGGTACAGCAGCCTTCAGTGGCACTGCTCTGGTGCTCCCCGACCCGACGAATTACGACACTAAAGACGTTCTGACTTCCACGACCTCGGCAGGGACTACGTTCACAGGTACTGCCTCTGCACCGTTGCGCTACCAGTACGCAATAGTCACTGGCGGCGTTGCAGTTACAGCCACAGGTACACCGACTGCCGTCTTCTCCGCGCAAGCCTCGGGCACAGCCGCCATCACTGGCACTGCGCTTCACAATGCCGGTCAAAAGTATGTACTTGGTTCTGGCGCAGTCAGCGTTGTCGGCAGTAGCCCTCAGATACTCATAAGCGTCAGTGCGGTACCCGACACCACGACAATCACAGCCTCGGCCACCGCTGCCCCTTACATCCGACATCGTCAACTTGATGGCACTGCCGACGCACCCGTCGTCACAGGCACTGGCGAGACCCGCCGCTTTCGCTTGGTTGATGGCACTGCCGACGTTGCTTCTGCGGGCACGGGTATCACAAGTGCCATCTTAGGTGCCCAAGGTACCGGAGACATCGCTGCCACCACTACACCCACTGCTGTCAAGATCCGCATCATGTCGCCAACAAGCGGCAGCATCGCCGTCACTGAGGCAGCATCTGCAATCCGACTTCGCGGTGTAATTGGCTCTGCAACCGGCGCGGCCACAGCTACCGCTGACGGCATCGTGCTCACGCTCAAACTCATGCAGGCGACGTCCGACGTTGCTGTGACTGAGGCCGCAAATGTACAGCGTATACTGCCTATAATTGGCGCAGCGGCTATTGCGGCCACGGCATCCAGCGACAATCGAGCAATCTTCTCACCTAGCGTCGATGGTAGGATCACCTGTGGCTCTTTCGCTCAGATATTCCGCTCACAGACCTCAGAGCGCACCGATGCAATTGTGCAAAGATACAGCCGTCGTGTGCTTCCAACTGGCGAGTTGAGGGACACACTAGGCAACGAACTCCAGAATATTGAAAGAACGCTGGCCTCAGTCACTGAAGCGACAATCTTACTTACCGATGTCGAGCCGGAAACCAAGCGCCGTGGCATGGTTCGCTATGCCGTTACGCCTTGGATACCCGTGGCGGGTCACAGCGGCCTTGTCGTTTACGACGGCAACACGTGGGCGGCAGTCTGATAAACTTACTCTAAGGAACATTACATATGTCATTCATAGGTGCCTTAATCGGCGGCGGGCTTGGACTGATAGGCGCAAACAAACAAGCCAAAGCTCAGGATGCAGCCACAGCCGCACAAATGGCGGGCTTTAACCAGTATAAGCCTCACGTTGATGCCAACTTAGAAGGAGGGCAAGCTGCCCTCGACGGCGTCCTATCCGCAGGTAACTACGGCGGTCCTACTTACGCAGGTCCCAACGGTTTCCAAACCAACACCGCGACGGCAATGGGAGGCGCTGGTGGCGCTATGATAGGCCGTGGCGCAGGTATGATGGATCGCTACGCAGGATTTGGCGACAATAGTCAAGACATCTACGGCCAATATGGTGCTATGGCTAACGACGCCAGAAACACAGACCGCCTTGCAAACGCCCAGCAGTACGCCCTTAACAACAGCCAGCCAATGATCGACGCCGCGATGCGCGATGATCGTCGCAATTTGCAAGAGAACGTCCTGCCATCAATCAATCAAAGTGCCAGCGCATCAGGCAACACTGCATCGAGCAGGGCCGGTGTCGCAGAAGCCATTGCCAACCGTGGCTACGATGACCGACGCGCAGATGTCACCGCAGGCATCAATGACGCCTTCACAGCCCGCAGTTTGGGTCAACAGAATACGCAGTTCAACCAGCAAGGCTCTGCGTTACAAGGGGCAGGATCAGCCAACAACGCTATCCGCTCCGCATATTCCGAAGGCCTTAATACTATGGGCGAGGGCGCCAACTTCGGAATGAATGCAGGCAATGTTCTGCAAGGCTACGACCAAGCTGCAATGGATGACGCCCGCGCCCGCTTCGAGGGCAACCGTGACTTCGCTCTTGATCAGCGCAAGGATTACATGAGTTCAATGCTCGGCAAAGCGCCTAACAGCCCGTCTTCTGTGCAGCCAAACAACTTCGACCCATTAATGAGCGGTGTCTCTGGGGCCATGACAGGCTTTGGTTTCGCTAGGGACATGATG